TTGATATGTGCGATTGTTGCCTTGGGCCAAGTCGAGGCCCAAAACACCAATCCAACTGCCAACCGGATGCTTCAAATAAATGTTTGCAGCGCCGGCTGCAGTCACAGTGCCGGTGAAGCTGCCGCCGCTACCGCCGTAAACGATCGATCCCACGGCTGGAATCCCGGCGTCAAAGGCATTCGCATTGCGAATCAGGGGGGTAAACGTCTGGTCGGCGAGGATTAGCTCAACGCCTTGACCCACGATAAGCTGCGTGTTGGGGGGAATCAGTAAGCCCCCCTGACCAGGACCGCCAATCAAGTACTGGCCCGGCTTTCTGAGCGTGACGACACGATTTGTCGCCAACGCGATGTTCATTCGGGCGACGTTGAAAGCAGGCGTCGCTTTGTAAGACACCCCGTAAATTTCCGCAGCTCCTGTTTCTGACAACGAGTCGAACTGAGAATCCCGAGGACTGTCTGGAGTCCAAGCAGCAAGGCCTGTACTCCACTCAGCCATTCCAGAAGCTACAAGGCCACCTTCGGCAGAAGAATCCAGCGAAACAGTAGCACCAGCGGGAATGGTTTTTCCGCCGTAAGGGAGATCGGTAAGCAGCTTGATCGTCATGGGAATCCTTGCGTGTAGGTATCAGAGGTAAGGCTTACTTGCCCGAAGAGCCGAAGTGGCCAGCACCCCGCTCGGTAGCTGACAGGTCGTCGACCAGTTCCAGCCTCACGTCGAGCACCGGGACCAGGATGAACTGGAGAACCCGGTCATCGGCTTCCCAGCGAAACGGGGCACCTGACTTGGTGCGGATGGCTGCTTTCCACTCGCCGCGGTAATCAGCGTCGATCACGCCGCAGGTGTTGTTCAGCTCGACACCGTACTTTGCGCCAGCACCACTGCGAGGCAGCAGCAAGGCCACGTGACCGGAAGGAACTTCAGCCGCGAATCCCAGACCGATTATCTTGACCTGGTTTCCACTGACATTGCCAGATTCAGGCATGTATATGTCATACCCGCCTGCAGCAAAACTGCCTTTGGTAGGCATAACAGCGTTTGAATGAAGAATCTGGACGCGCATGGTTTGAGTATTCCGGTAAAGTGTGGGGTATTGGATGCAGTGTATCTCACAACTCCCCCGGAAACTCGATGAACAATACCCAAACCAGTCAGCCTCAAGGTCAAGCACCAGATAAGCTGGTCAACTGGAAGAATCCGCCCACACTGGCAAACCTGAAGCAGGATCTGGCAGATGCCAAACCTGCTCATGACGCCCAAGTGGCAAAGATCACAGGTTGGCTGAAGAATCTTGCAGACGGTGGCGCAGCGCCGGCAGGTACTCCGGAAACAAACTCGAAGATCGCTCCGAAGCTGATTCGTAAGCAAGCCGAGTGGAGATACCCGGCTCTGAGTGAACCTTTCCTCAGTTCACCCGATGTGTTCAATGTCAACCCAGTGAGCTGGGAAGACAGGGCGGCCGCTCAGCAGAACCAGATCGTGCTGAACCACCAGTTCAACACCAAGATCAACAAAGTCAGCTTCATCGACGAGTTCGTTCGCACCGCGGTGGACGAAGGCACGGTGATCGTGCGACTGGGCTGGGACTTTGAGGAAGAGGAGTACACGGCCAACATTCTTCAAGTTCAGTACGTGATCGACCCGGCGTTTGGTGAGACGCTGCAGCAGATCGAGCAGCTGAAGGCGCAGAACCCGGAGCAGTACTTCCAGCTCCCCGCCGAGCTGAAGCAGGCTTACAGGATGTCCGCTGAACAAGGACAGCCGATACGCCCGGAGATCGCTGGTTCAGCCCCTGGCAAAAAGACCAAGACGATCCGCAATCAGCCGACCGTCGAGGTGTGCGACTACCGCAATGTCGTGCTGGATCCAACCTGCAAGGGGGATGTGCAGAAGGCTGGCTTCATCGGGTACTCGTTCGAGAGCTCGAAAGCCCAGCTCAAAAAGGACGGCAAGTACAAAAACCTGGAGTACATCCGGGTCGACAACGCTTCGATCCTGGGCACCCCGGATCACGCTGCCTCAGACGGTGCGTCGAGCAACTTCAACTTCAAGGACGACGCCCGCAAGAAGTTCGTAGTGCAGGAGTACCACGGCTTCTGGGATACGGAGGGCACAGGCAAGGTGGTTCCGTTCGTCGCAGCTTGGGTGGGCGAAGTGCTCATCCGCATGGAGCTCTCACCGTTCCCGGACAAGAAGCTCCCGTTCGTCATTGTTTCCTACTTGCCGGTGCGTCGTGCCACCCATGGTGAGCCTGACGGTGCGTTGTTGGAAGACAACCAAAAGGTAGTGGGCGCAGTCACCCGGGGAATGATCGATCTGCTGGGCAAATCGGCCAACGGTCAGACCGGCATGCGCAAGGACATGCTGGATTCGACCAACAAGCGCAAGTTCGAGAAGGGTCAGGACTACGAGTTCAACGCCAACGTGGACCCACGTGTGGGCGTGCACATGCACACCTACCCGGAGATTCCGAACAGCGCTCAGTTCATGCTGCAGATGCAGAACATGGACGCGGAGTCCCTGACCGGTGTGAAGGCCTTCAGCAACGGGGTTTCAGGGCAATCCCTGGGAGATGTGGCCGCAGGTATTCGTGGTGCTCTGGACGCGGCTTCCAAGCGTGAGCTGGGCATCCTTCGCCGCCTGGCCGAAGGCATGGTCGAGATCGGCAACAAGATCGTCTCCATGAACGGGGAATTTCTCTCCGAGGAAGAGGTGATTCGCCTCACCAACGAAGACTTCGTGACCATTCGCCGTGATGACCTGGCCGGCAACTTCGACCTGAAGCTGAGTATCTCTACCGCGGAAGAGGACAACAACAAGGCCCAAGAGCTGGCATTCATGCTGCAAACCATGGGCAACAACATGGATGCGGGTATGTCGCGCATGGTGCTGGCTGATATTGCCCGGCTGCGCAAGATGCCTGACCTGGCCAAGCGGATTGAATCCTTCAAGCCTGAGCCTGACCCGATGCAGCAGCAAATGGCTCAAATGCAGATGCAGCTTCTCCAGGCACAGATTGCCACCGAGCAATCCAAGGCTGCGCTGAATATGGCCCAGGCCCAGTTGGGTGGTATGAAAATGGGCACCGAACAAGCCAAGGCCGCTCATCTCAAGTCGGATACCGACAAGAAGAACCTGGACTTCGTCGAGCAAGAGTCCGGAGTTACTCAGGAGCGGAACAAGGAACTGCAGGGAGAACAGGCCCGCAGCCAGGCACAACTCAAGGTGCTGGACCATGGTTTCGAGCGTGAGAAACTACAGAACGATCTGGTCAAAGAGTATGTGAAAGGTAGATTCCAGAAGAAAGCTGCATAACTTGGTATATAGTGCGGAGTATTGAACAGGTAATAAGCTGAAATGGAATCGCAAACTCAAGCCATAGAGGCAGACATTCAGAACTCCAAGCAGAGTATCGAGCTTGGCAAGTCTCTGGAGCGTCTGCGGCTGAATAGGGATTTCAAGCAGGTGATTCTGGCGGGCTATCTTGCAGAAGAGGCTGTCCGTCTGGTTCACCTGAAGGCAGCACCGAATATGCAAGATGCTGCCGCACAGCGGCATATCCTGAGTCAGTTGGATTCGATTGGCTGTTTGCAGCAGTATCTGCTGGGTATATCGAACAACGTGGAGATGGCGGAGAAAGCCATCGAAGCATCTGAAACCGTTCTTGATGAACTCCTCGCCGAAAGCCCATGACAATGTCTGACCGCAAAGACCCTGCCGATTTCTCGTTTCTGGATCTTCCAGACGACGAGGTGGAAAACCACCGGCCTGGTGCTGAAGCACCGGTGGTGGTGACTCCTGCGGCTGAAGAAGGTACTCCGGACGCCGATGACGCTGCCGATGGCAACGACGCTGGCGCAGCCGGCGAAGGCAGCCAGGAGGCGGCGGCAGAGGTGGTCCCGGCCAAGGTTGAAGCGGAAGTCGTTGTCGAAGACAAGGCTCCGGCCAAGCCTGCTGCTCCTGCTGTGGCCAAGCCTGCAGGTGAAGCGGATCCGGCCAAGGTCGAAGCCAAGCCGGCTGAAGCTGCCAAGGCTGAAGCTGATGCTGTCGATTACAAGGCCGAGTACTCCCGCATGCTGGCCCCATTCAAGGCCAACGGCAAGGAAGTCGCTGTCAACAGTGTGGACGACGCCATCGCACTGATGCAGATGGGCGCCAACTACAACAAGAAGATGGCGGCCCTCAAACCCAACCTCATGCTGCTCAAGCTGCTGGAAAGCAATGGCTTGCTCAGCGAGGAAAAGATCAGCTATCTGATCGACCTGACCAAGAAGGATCCAGGCGCGATCAACAAGCTCGTCAAAGACAGTGGGCTGGATCCGCTGGAACTCGACGCAGACAAGGCGGCCGGCTACAAGCCGACCGTTCGCAAGATCGATGAGCGAGAAGTGGAATTGGACGCAGTCCTGGACGAAATCCAGACCACGCCGTCCTACCAACGCACCATCGAGATCGTCAGCAAGGAATGGGACGGCCCGAGCAAGCAAGTCATCGCGGACTCACCTGGACTGTTGAGGCTCATCAACCAGCATGTACAGGCTGGTATCTATGACCTCATCAACACCGAGGTGGAACGCGAGCGCATGTTCGGGCGGCTCCAAGGGCTCTCTGATCTTCAAGCCTACAAGCAAGTTGGCGACGCAGTCCAGGCACGTGGTGGATTCGACCATCTGGGGCAAGCACCCCAGGGGCAACCGAACACTCCGAAGCCTGCTGTCGTTGTTCCCAACACTTTGAAGGAAGAAGAAGAGCGGCTCAAAGACAAGAAGCGTGCGGCAAGTTCACCCAAGCCCGCAGCCGCAACGACGACACCGAAGGACTTCAACCCCCTGTCGATGTCGGATGCCGAATTCAGCAAGCTGGCTCAAAGCCGGTACGCGTAAACCTTTCAGAAACTTCAAGGATTCATCATGGACTACAAAGACCCCGCAGGTGGCACCCCTTCCAGTGTTGGCTCGCAGCTCAACACCCAGTACTACGAAAAGCAGGCTCTCATCACGGCCCGCAAGGAACAGTACTTCACCCAGCTCGCCTCGGTGAAGGGCATGCCCAAGAACTTCGGCAAGAAGATCAAGATGTACCAGTATCTGCCGATGCTGGACGATCGCAACCTGAACGACCAGGGCATCGACGCTGCTGGTGCCACGATCCTGGCCACGGAGTACTTCGTCACGCTGCCGTCGCTGACCGTTGCGGTCACCAACGCCACCAAAGCCGCGGCTGCTGCTGCCATCAACGACAACATCCAGTCGTCTGCCAAGGGTGCGGTGGTGGTTGCCACGGCCGGCGCTGACAACTCGGGTGGTGCTGGTTTTGCCAACATCGTCAACACCGCGGTGCAGATTCGCTTTGCCACCCTGGCCAAGGCCAACGTGGTCATCGCTCTGCTGGTCGGTGCCACGCTGCTGCAGGGTTCGGGCAACCTGTACGGTTCGAGCAAGGACATCGGCACCATCAACGGCAAGCTCCCGGCTCTGTCGGAAACCGGTGGCCGCGTGAACCGTGTCGGCTTCAAGCGCATCGAACTGGAAGGCACGCTGGAGAAGTTCGGCTTCTTCGACGAGTACACCCAGGAATCGATGGACTTCGATACCGACGCGGACCTGATGATGCACATCAACCGCGAGATGCTGAACGGTGCCAGCGAGATCACCGAGGACGCCCTCCAGATCGACCTGCTGACTTCGGCCGGCGTGCATCGCTACGCAGGTGCAGCCACCAGCAACGCCACGAGCGGTGCCACGGTGGTGACCTACGGTGACCTGATGCGGATGTCGATCGATCTCGACAACAACCGCACTCCGAAGCAGCTGACCGCTTTCACCGGCACCCGCATGGTGGACACCAAAACCATTTCCGGCGCCCGTGCGCTGTACATGGGCTCGGAGCTGCTGCCCACCGTGAAGGCCATGAAAGACCTGCACAACAACCCGGCGTTCGTCTCGGTCGAGAAGTATCAGGCCGGTGGCACCACGCTCATGGGCGAAGTGGGCTCGGTCGATCAGTGGCGCATCATCGTCGTGCCCGAGATGATGAAGTG